ACGTATTGAAAAATACTATTATAGGCATAAATAAAGCAGAAAAATATGTCAACTTGCTTTTAAAGTTAACAGAAGATATACCTTATCACCATTTAGCAGTTACCATGTTTTTTTTAGTAAATAATTCAGATACCGATTTGAACTTTTTCAATAGTGAAACAGTTAAGGTGAGGGAGTTGATGCATGTAATTAATGAGCTTAAAAAAATACACCCTAATTATATAAAAAAGTTTTGCGAGTGCAAATAAAAAAAATGCATGAAATAACCCTTGTGGAGTGGCAAAGGGTTTCACCTGTAAACAACTTAGTTCAATGTTGGTTTACCCATCCTTGTTTAGATTGGATGGAGCAGCAAGATTGGACTGATAAAAAAGTTCTGCAATATGGTAGTGGGTTAGGAGATGCGTGGTTAGCAAAAAAATCAAAGTACTTAATATCTATTGAAAGAAATAATGAGTGGGCAATGCGAGTACAGGAGTACGTTAGTGAGAATAATATAGATAACTACGAACTGCATTACAGACCACTGAATGATGGAGAAAACCAACACGAAAGGTACATAAAGCTGCCTGTATCGTATAACACACAAGATGTTTTTGTTCCTGATGTAATTATTGTTGATGATGCCTACCGATTGGAATGTATTAAGTATGCAATATCATTAAAAAGAAACTTGATACTTGTGGTTGATAATTGGATGCAATCATACGTCTTTCTAAATACAGAGGCAAGAGATATATTAGAGCCTTACGAAAAATTAATATTTGAACAGAAAGACCATAAGGATAATGACGGTGTAAATAAATGGAAGACTGGCGTATTTTTCTTAAAACATAACACATGACAATAGCAGAATTGAACGAACCGAAAGAATGGATTAAACAAGGTGATTGGGGAAGCCACTTGCCTTTACTTCATTTAGCCTTGACTAAAACAACAGGTGCAGTAGTTGAGTTGGGAAGTGGGCTTATCAGCACTCCTTTATTAAGAAAGTATTGTCTTGAAAATGAAAGGGAGTTTTATTCGTTTGATGCTAATAAAGAGTGGGCCGAAAAAACACAAAGCCATTGGATAGAGGATTGGCACACGACAGAAGATTGGGTAATACCCTGCGGATTGGTGTTAGTTGATGAATCTCCGGGCGAACACAGAAGAATATCCATTGAGGTTTACAGTAAGATTGCAGATGCTTTAGTTGTGCATGATACCGAAGTTGGTGCAGAGTATGTTTATGGTATGTCCGATATACTTTCAAAATGTAAATACAGGCTAGATTATCAGTCCGATTATTACCCAAGAACAACATTAGTATCTAACAATTTTAATGTTACTGAATGGAGATAGTACCCAATATACTGTACGATGATAGGAGGTTAGAATATTTTCCTCTTATAGTTGATGAAATGCAAAGACAGGGGATAGTTGATTACAAATGGGTAAGCCCAATCATGTCGAATAATGTTGTAAAATCTATTAACCTATCTCAAAAATCAATAGTACAAAAGGCAAAAAATAACAATGAGGAAATGGTTTGTATTTTTGAACAAGATATACATTTCCCACATGAAAAAGGTTGGCAGTACTTTTTAGATAATATGCCAAAAGAATTTGACGTTTACATCGGAGGTTCGTATTTATTGGATAACAGGTACGAATATAAATTTCCCTTAGTAAAAGTAAATGAGTGGGTAGGAAACCATTGCATAATTATTCACAAAAAGTATTACGATACATTCCTTTCACTTCCTGATGATAGGCACATAGATACAGAGAATAAAGGAAAAGGAGATTTTTATGTATGTTTCCCATACGCAGCGTTACAAAGAGCAGGATTTAGCAGCAACAATATGTGCGAAGTAAATTACAACTCAATACTTACAGACGAATACATTTATAAATGAGTGATTTTATAACCTTTAGAGAACTTGATGCAGACGGTCAATTTGCTTATTACATATTACAAAAGGACTTTCCTCATTATGTAGGGGTTATATATCCATTTCCTAAAAAGAAAGTAGTAGAACCATCGCCAATAGCAGGGTATAATCTTTGGGTTTCTTTTAATGGAACTTTAAGGGGAAACGCTATACCGTCATACAACCATTTTTTAGAAGAAATTGTATTTATTTTAGACAGAATGGCTAATTGGTATCTCCAACAACGAATAATCCCTGATTATAAACGATATAAAAAATTTAAAATAAATGATACAATCTCCAGCAAATAAGGTAATAGTTCTCCCTGCGGCAAGATACACTAAGAACATAACAGACTTAATGAAGCGTTCTGCAATACAAAATGGGGCTACCGTTGACCCTGCGGACTTGGTTAATATTGTTGGGGAGGTAATATCAATTCCAAGATACATAAGCCCTACTGCCGACTATAAAGGGTTTTCAACTAAAGATATAAAGATTGGAGATGTTGCGATATTCTCGTATAAAGTAATCTACGATGTAATCATAAAGCAGGAAGGAGAAGAACCAATTTACAGAAATAGCCTACCCTACAATGGCAAAGAGTATTTTGCTTGTGATATAAGAAATCTATTTGGGGTTATCAGGGGTGAAGAAATAATCATGGTAAACGGATATGTGATGCTTGATGATTTTGAAGATGATAGGATAATTTTGCCAGCATCCCTAAAAAAACAAAAAAACGCTACACTTTCAAAAATACTATATATCGGGGCAAACAGAACACATTTAAGAAGGATTGAAGCCCAACAAGGGGATGACGTTTTCTTTAACGCTAAACGGGCGCAGAGGTATCAGATAAATGACAAAAAGTTCGTAATACTCCAACAAGAAAAGATTTTAGGCAGGGTTACAGAAGAAACAAAAGTTAAATAATTTTTTTAGATATTATAGTTTATATATTTGGGAAATTCCCCTAATTAATGAACATTAAGGAGTGCGTAGATTTTATTAATTTTTGGATAAGAAAAGACAGAGGTGCTTTTCTTACTATTGAAGAAAGCGTAGCCGCTATTGATAGCGGTCAACTTGCTTATTATTCAGACATAAAGCCCAAGTACGCTACATCGCAACTGATAAAAGATACATTAGCCCCATTTAAAAAACAATACAATTTCACTCCCGCAAATACTATTTCTGGCTACATAGTTATTCCATCAAACGTTGATTACCTTGATTTATTAGACGTAGAAATACAGTTTAACATAAGTAATAGGACAGTTTATGCGCCAGTTGAAATGACAAATGAAGATGAAAGGTCAAACAAACTTAACTCTCAAATAGACCCCCCCACAGTTACAAGTCCAGTAGGGGAAATGCAAATTCCAAGATACATTAAACTATACCCACAGACAGGATATACAGGCACGGTTACATTTTTTTCAAGACCTAAAAAACCTGTCTATGCCTATAATGTTATTTCTGGCAGAGTTATTCAATACGATGCAGCCAACTCGGTACAACTTGAATGGAGAGATACGGAACACATCCCGATACTATTAAAAGCACTTGTAAGCGTTGGAATTAACCTTAGTGATGCAGAAGTTTCGCAATTTGCACAATTAAAAACACAAGAAAACTATCAAGGAGTTAATCATCTATAATATTTTTTTATGTTTTATCAATCATTAATAGACGGTGTAAACGGGATGATTGGCAATCCACCAACGGAAGGTGAAGACCCAAGAGCAGAAAAGCGTAAGGCAAAGTTATTTGGGAAGAAATTGCCCGGCACGTATAAAAAGTATAGTGCAATAATTGATGAAAAAGGGAAGACCATAAACAACCCAACTCAATTACAGGCAATAAGAACAATGATTCAGTACTTAAACAACAACACTCCCGATTCAAATGTGTATAGACCCGAACACGCACATACATCGGTTGTTTACAAACCAAAACCACAGTCGCTAACTTAAAATAAATAATGGCAACAACTATATATAGATTAGCGGAAATGGCTTTCAAACTTATTGAAGGAGGAACTCCTGGTGCAGCATCGTCTATAACATTTAATGAGTTAAAAATAGCTTGTCAAAACGTTGTCAATGCTTCATTAAAAACACAATACTTTTCCGTAAATGCAAAAATTGGAGAAACAATCCCCAATGGCACAGTTTTAGGATTTTATGAAGGCATTGATGTTGTTTCTTATAATGGAAAGAGTAAAACGACATTGCCAATAAAGCCAATCATGCTTCCAAGAAACATAGGCATTTGGGCGATATATCCAAAGTTTACAACAAAGGGAAACTACGAATTAGACAAAGAGTTTATTCCTATGCAAATGGGGCAAATAGGGTTAGTTCAATCGCAGCCATTACTAAATGGAATACTTGGGCAGATAGCGTATGAAAATTACGGATTGGAATTGATTTTTAATAAAGACTTGAAATCGCTATTCCCTGAAATTAAGCTGGCAATGAGATTGGCTATAATGGATATTTCTCTTTATAGTGATTACGATATTTTGCCAATACTTCCTGAAATGGAACATGAAGTAGTAACAGAGGTAGTTAAATTGTATAGCGCAGAACCAACAGGAGATAAAGTAGTTGATGCAACAGAAAAGGGTCAAAAGGGTGTTCCTATTAACCAACAAACGCAAAGCACTAAATGACACTTACCAACTTAGACATAATCGTTAGGCGTGGACTATTGGAGGCAGGACTTCCTATTCACTACTACTTTGAATACTTAGTACATAGTTCTACTTGTATTAGGGAACTTAGTTTTGATACTTTAAAGATTGTGAATACAGTAAGACTTCCAATAAATGAATACGGGGCTATTGATGTACCAAATGACTACGTTGATGATGTAGCATTATGTATCTCAAATTCAGGCATAATGCAGCCCATACCGCATCAAAAATACATAGACCCAATAAGAGTTCATAACCCAACAACAGGGGTATTTACCCATCAACAAAGTGTATCAGATAATATTGAAAATGATTACTTATGGGGTAGTGCAGGGTGGATGTGGTTTTGGAATGTAAATGACTTTGGAGAACCAACAGGAAGATTTTTTGGCGCAACAGGAGGTACATCTATTGGGTATAAATTTATTAAGGAAAGAAGGCAAATACAAATGACAGGAGGCTTTACGTCAGGTAGTGTTGTATTGCAGTATATTTCAGACGGACAAAGCGTTGACAATGCAAGTCAAATTGATGTACAGGCTTTTCAATGTATCAGAGCATGGCAAGAATGGAAAAAATCGCCAAATGCAAACAACGGAAATTCACCAGAGGCATATTTGTTTTATAATGAAAAAAAGAAATTGAGAGCAAGGTTATCGGGTATGTCATTGGTTGATGTTAAAAACGTATTGCGTAGTTCTTACACAGCTTCAATTAAAAACTAATGGCTTTTAATACAGTATTTAAGGGAACAACAAGTGGCAGTATTGCATCTATACCCTTGAACAATTCATGCGTGATAAAGTCGTTTATAATAACAAGCGTAGGCGTAGCACAGTTTACAGTTTATATTGCATCAAATGAAGATGGTTCAGCCGTTAGAATAACAGCAATTGATACGGCTCTTGCAGAGAAAGGTAAATTAGAAGTAAACTTAGATATAAAAGTAAACCCTAATCATGCCATTTTAATAGTTACGGATGCGGAAATTGATTACTATTTTACAATATCAGCAGAATAATGACAGTAACAGATTTTATATTAAAGAATAAGCAGATAATTATTACCGAAACAGGCAATGATGCAGAATTTCAGCCTGATAATTCTGCTTTACTATTTGGAGAAGTAGTGGCAGTAAACGACTTGACTGAATTTTACACAGTTGGCGACAGGATTTATTTTGATGCAGGTGATTCAAGAAAGTTTTTATTAAATGATGTATTGTATTATTTAACAACAGAAGACAAGGTTTACTTAACATACCCATACGTAGCACCATGAGGCAAATGGAAAAAAAGGTTTTTGCGGATATTCAATCAGGCAGATTAAATTCTGATGATTCTCCATTTGTTGTGGGTACTAATGAGTGGGTAAACATGGAGAATTGCAGGACAGGAAGCACGGACTTAGGCGAAACAGGAGTAGTAGAAAGCATAGGTAGCAATGTTCTTATTTCAGTACCACAACCATCTGTAAATTTCATCACAATAGGTTCGGTAGAAGATATAGAAAATTCAAGGATTTGCTACTTTAAATTTAACACCACAGGACTTGGGCATAAGATAGTTTGTTTCTATACTGATACTAACACAGAGTACGATGTTTTACTTTCATCACAAGTAACAGGTGGGTTGAATTTTAGCAAACAAACAGTAATACATAGCGCACAAATAGTAAACGGTCTTTTGTATTGGGTAGAGGGAACTGTTAATCAGCCAAGAAAAATAAACATCGAAGCAGGAATAAAAGCCAATAATCCTTCATTTGTTACTACCGAAGTTGCGTACACATTCCCATTGAACTTTAGTGAGATAACAATAATAAAACCCTGTGCAATATATCCTCCAACAATAGCTAAGGGATATGATTCTATTTATTATGCAAACCTAATAGAAAACACTTCTTTTCAGTTTGCGTATCAATATGTTTATTACGATGGAGAAAAATCAGTTGTAAGCGCATATAGTGTAGCATCAAGAATTAATGAAGATGGTTCTACACTTAACTATATATTAGTTTCTATGAACGCAACGGAAAGAATACCAACATCCGTAAAAATAGTTAATTTAATATTCAGAATAAACAATACAAACTTTGCCTTTATTGCAAAATCATGGAATAAAGATAATCCTACATCAGCAATAGAAATAAATGAACACAATGCTGGACTATTCTTACTAAGGCATTATTTTTATAACAATAACAATTACGAAGCAATAGCAGAAGACGATACGTTAAGACCATTTGATAATGTTCCTATTTATTCGCAAGCGTTATCTGCTGCTAAAAATAGAATTTTCTTAGGCAACAATACCGAAGGGTATAATACCCCACAGAAAACATCAATGGCTATATCTCAAACGTTATTTACACCTTCTACGCTACCTTTATATCAATCGTTTGCGGCAGGTCAATATCAAACAGGTATTGTATTTTATGATTTTGCAATGAGGAAATGTGGAGTAGTAACAAACGAATATCTTGTTAGTGTTGTTAATGAAAGAAGTTACGTTTACACCAACGCTGTTAGTTCAATAACTTGGACTTTAAATAATTTAACACCACTTACGGAAATACCTGATTGGGCTTACTATTATGCGCCAGTAAGGACATTAAATAATAAGACAAGAAACTACATAGAATCATTTTGCAACACATTAAAGTATGCAACAAAAACGGCAACAGGTGACTATGATTTTGTTGCAACCTCTTTTACAAACAACGCAGTTGGAATTGCAATAGATACATCTGCTTTAGTGCAAACAAAATTAGGGTATGTATTTACGCAAGGCGATATGTGCCGAATAGTTACACAGGGTAGTGTTGTGTATAGCCTTCCTGTAATTGGGCAATACGGAAACTATATAATTCTTAAACCGGTAGATATTGGATCGGTAGTTGGGCTAAGAATAATCTACAACATTTACACGCCTTACGGCAGTAATACGCAAGAGCCTTTTTATGAAGTAGGACAAATGTACAAGGTAAATAATCCTACAACAAGCGTAAGAAGCTACTCTACATTATCAGGAAGTTTTGCTGCTGATAGTTATATATTGGCAAGGCAGTTCAAGCCATTTCCTGTAATATCGTATTACGCAAGTGCAATGTCGCCCAATGATAACTTATACCAAAATTGGTTCAATGATGCAGGGAAAATAAACTTAATTACGCTTCTTGGTCAATCTGTAAAAGATAGATATGTTTCATGGAGCGATACATACATACCAAATACAAACGTAAATGGGCTTTCTACATTTAGAGCATTAAACCAAACAAATGTTCCTGATGATAGCGGAAGCATCACTAAGTTGCAGTTGACTTCTAAAATACAAAATGAAGGTTCTGTAATGCTTGCTATTTGTAAAGCTGAAACCAATTCACTTTATTTAGGCGAAGTTCAAATTACAGATAGTACAGGCGCAACACAATTCTTTTCTTCTTCACAAAATGTTATCGGTACAATAAACGAATTGAAAGGGAACTACGGATGCATCAATCCTGAATCTGTATGCCAATACAGAGGTAACGTTTATTTCTTTGATGCAACAAATGGTAGATGGATACAATATTCCGCAAATGGGCTTGATGATATTTCTTCGTACAAAATGACAAGGTTTTGGAGGTATTGGGCAAAGAAATATTTAAGCCTTACTTATTCTCAAATAGAAGCATTAGGAGATAGGCCCTTTGTGTTTGCTGCGGTAGATAGCGCACACAACGAGCTACTTATATCAATCCCAAAACTATCAAATACGCCACCAAAGGGCTATCTTCCTGATTATCCTTCAACGGTATATCCATTTGATATTTTAGATTATCGTGGTAAAACAATAGTGTATAAAATTGGAATAGGTACAGAAATTCCGCATTGGCAAGGCGCAATGACTTTTACAACGGAATATTTCTGCACTATTCAAAATAGATTATTTTCATTCAGGAACGGACACTTGTACGAACACAATCAGACAACAAGTCAAAATAATTTTTATGGAGTTCAGTACACTTCTAAAATTATGGCTACGTCGAATATGTTTCCCCAAGTTCCAAAAGTGTACGATAATATACTTTCAGAATCAAACATTTCGCCTATTTTCGTATATTTATACAATCAATATCCATATCAGCAAAGTTCTGATTTATTGGATAGCGATTTTTCGGATGTTGAAGGACTTTGGTATGCAAGTATTTTAAGGAATAAACTTGTACCAACGTCTGATGGATTTAATACGGATGGATTATTAACAGGGGAAGTAATGAGGAACGTGAACATGATGTTTATGGTTGAATATTCCCCAACAACTAAACCATTGCAATTAAGATTTATTCAAATATCCTTTGCCACAAGCAGGGGTCATATAGTTTAAAATAAAATAAAATGCCAATACCATTATTAGGATTAGGGTTAGGGCTTGCAGGAGCATTAGGGAAGATGGCAGGCAGGAGCAAAGCCAATAAGAAAATGAACCGTCTTTTAGGCGAAGACCCTGTATATTCTGAAAACCCAATAGCAAGACAAAGGATGGGGCTTGCTCAAACTATGCTAAATGCCCGTATGCCAGGAGCACAAGCCGTAGAAAACAACATCTATGGAAATCAAGCCAACACCCTATCTAACATACAAAGAGGGGCAACAGACAGCTCCCAAGCGTTAGCAATGGCATCAGGGGTGCAGGGTAGTACAAATGACGCATTTCAAAACTTAGGGATAACAGAGGCGCAAGACTATCAACGTAGGTACGGTAACTTATCGGATGCACAAGAAGGAGTAATTAGGGAAGGTGATAAAGTGTTCCAAGATAAAACAAGAAGGTTTGGAAATAAGATGCAGGTTAATGGTGCGATAAATGAAAATAGGCAAAATAATTGGGGCGATATCTCTAATATGGGATTTGGGTTAGCGGACTTTGCAATGAACGGTGGTTTTAATAGTTTGCAAGGTGGTGGTTCTCCAAGTTTAGGTAAAATGGGTATGCCGCAAGTTGGGGGATATCCTAATCAATCGGGAACGGTTGCAGGGGCTTATAATCCTATGGCGATGCGAAATATGAGTTTTATGGGTATGCCACAACAAGGTAATTACAGAACACCAAGATACAATCCGTCAACAGGGCAAATGGAATAAAACAAAAAAGACATGGCACTTGATTTACAAGGGTGGGTAACACCCGAACAAGATTTTAAAGGACTTTACAACTTGTCAGAAAATTTCCGTAGGCAAGGTGCTGAAAAAAAACGTGAAGACCAGATGGGCGCAGCTAAACAGGCAGGGCTATCTACCTATCTGCAAGGGTTCTTAGACCCAAAGGAATATCTTACTGGAACAGTTTACGACCCACACATCACTAAAAGGATTTCAGAAATAATGATGAAGGGGATGGATTTGGCAAAGATGAAAGGGATGGATAACGCAACATTGTATGCGGCACTTTCTCCCGATGTAAATAAACTAACAAAAGAATCTTTAAATATCAGGGAAGTTGAAAGAAGGAGAAAAGAAGCAGAAGGAATACTGAAAGGACAGAAAGGAATTGACTTAGCAAAGGTGAATGACAGGGTACGCAGAAGGGCTTATTACAATGAAGATGGTTCTCTAAAAGACGACTTATCATCAATAGACCCTACGATTGATTATGCTGATATGGTTCTTAGAAACGATGATGTGTACACTCCTGATGCATTGGATGAAATAATCGCTAAGGCAGGAAAGAACTCACGAACACTTGACACAACAGTAACAGATGCAGACAAGCGTAGCAGAAGAACAAAGTTGCAGGTATCTTCACCTGAATTTATGCAGCCTGTAATCGAAAACGGAACATTCCAAAATAGGTTTGAACCAAGATACGAATTTGCAACAGATAACGGTCAACCAATAGAAGAAGTTGTGATTGATGAAACAACAGGGTTGCCAAAGAAAGGTACTAACGGTCAACCTATAACACAGAAAGCAAAGATGCTTATGAAGGATGATTGGGATATGCTGTTAGACAACAAGGCTGCCGCTATGTATTTAAGACAAGAAATAAGAAAATACGCAAAAGAAATTGGTGTTGACCCGAACTCTACACAGGCAATAAATTTCGGAAAAACTTTAGGATGGGATATGCTAAACAGGTCATCAAAAGGTAGTTCAACCTTTAGTGAAGTAGTAGAAAAGAAAGATGCTCCTATTGTTATAAATGATAATAGAGGTTCAGGTGGTAAAGGAGGTTCAGATGCAATTATAAGGGATGTGTACAATGAAATTGATAGTAAGTTAAAAAAGGGTGCAGGGATGTTCCGTCAAGGAGAAACAACTCCCGCAGGTGATACATACCGCCTACCTGTAAACGAACTAAGTAATGCAGCACAAGGAGTAATTATAAAACAACTATCGGAAATTACGGGTGGTGATATTGAAAAACAGTCTAAATTTTACATAAAGTTAGACCCCGAAGACGGAATGATAAAAGCATACAAGGCAAGTGATTTAAAAAGTACAGGTAAAGATGGCAAACCTATTGGAACTATTGACTTTACAGGAACTAATTTAAGATCAGGGCAACCGAATACAAAAAGCAAAGTGGCAACGGTAGAGAAGGGGAAAGGTTTTTTTGATAAACTAAAAGGTTATATTAACAACTCTAAGCCACAAAAAGAAATGACATTAGCAGAAAGAATGAAGGCAGCAGCCAATAAAAGATAATAATAATGGACGAGAAACAACTTCAATTTTTATTTGATAATTACGGCAAATCAAAAGGGTTTGTTGACTTCAATGAATTTAAGTCTTTAATGCAAAACGAAGGAAGCAGAAAAGTATTTTTTGATGATAGCAATAAAGATTTAGGATTTAAAGACTACAATGATTTTGAAGCTACCATAGGAGTAAAAAAAAACGGTGGCGGCAACGATGCTCCTCCACCTACGCCTTTGGGTATTGCATCACCTTCCGTTCCCCAATCACAATCAAAAAGTTGGGAAAGTAGTCCACTAAACCCTGCATCTGGAAACTTTACACAAAAGCCAGAAGATAAAAAAGTAGATACATCAGGAAGAATCATTTTTGATCTAAATGATAAAGGGCAAATTGTAATGCCTACTAAAAAAGCAGACAACATAGAAGCCCATAAAGAAGCCGTAAAAAACAATCCTGATAACAGGGGTGGTTATATTGGGAATAAACTGTTAAGAGGTATTGGTGAGCTTATAACAGGCGCATCCGACAATGTGATGAATCTTATGACTTCCGTACTTCCAGAATCAGTTATTGGTGGCACAAAAGAGGAGGCTATGAAGCAATGGAGAGAAGAAGTAAGCCCAATTAGTAGGGAGTTTTTTGAAAAGAACTTGGGGGATAAAACGGTAACAGAAAAACAAAAAGATAAATACGATAACGAATTAATTACATCATCTATTGGCAGTCTTGCGCAAACTCTACCCGCTATACTATCTCCAAAAGGGGCAAAAGCTATTGCTTTAATTTCGCAAGCGGAAGATGCTGCTTTGCAAAGTATTAATAGTACAGAACAAGGCAAGGCTCTTCCTGAAAGCACAAAGTCTGTATTTATTTCTGGGGTTGGTGTTGCGCATGGTCTTATTGATAAATTTGGACTTGATAAAATATTTGGCAAGCAATCATCTGCACTCTCACGTAAAATAGCAGGAAAGGTTTTTGCTGATTTATTAAAAACAGCAGATAGTCCTATAACAAAAGAAATGTTTGATGAGGCTTTAGAGGTATATACAAAGTCAGCAAAACAACAACTACTTAACGCAGTAAAAAAGTTAGGAACAGCAGGTGCGGTAGAGTTTGTTACAGGAACATTGCAAGAAGGCAGTACCATTTTTGCAGAAATATTATTAAATAAAGGAGTAGGCAAAGATATATTTGAACCGACATCATGGGGCAAGGCAATAGGCAGGTCAGCAAAAGCAGGATTACAAGAGGCTATTGGAGGTTTTGTATTAGGTGGGGTAACAGTTCCATTTTCTAAAGTAGATAATTACATTTCAGATAAAGTTTCGCAAGCAAAATCAAGCGAAGATATTGATGTGTTAAAAGTAGAACTTGAACAGGAAATGGATAGGTTAGGTGCTTTTGATGAAGATTCTAAAAATGAAGTAAGGAAATTAATAGATGATTACACAAGGGTAAATTCTAAAATTCCAGATTCCGTACCTAACAGAAAATTTGCAGCAGATAAAATAATTGAGAGAGAAAACATAGAACAGGAAATAGAAAGTAAAATTGCCGAAAAAGATTTAGTTGATGTTGCATTTCAGCCCGAAATTCAAACAGAAATAGATTTACTTTCGAAAAAAGTGGAAGATATAAATAACGAATTGGTTAATCCTAATACCGTAACAGAAGATGGAATACCTAACACCACAACACAAGAACCTGCACCAACAGTTGATAAGCCTATCATTGAGGCTACTACAACAGCCAAAGAACAAGGAGGTGAAGCAGCAGTACAACAAAGTACTGAACCAACTGGACAAGGAACTACAAAAACTACCGATGCCGTTTTAGAAGAAGGTAAAGTAGAACAACTAAGGGCAGCAGAGCAAGCAGAGTATGATGCAATGCCTAATCCAAACGACAAAGGAGCAAGACAAGAAATTTACGATAAGTACGATAAACTGATAACTCCTTTATTAGAAAAACAAAAATCAGAAACACCACCTGCATCAAAAGAGTACGTGGTTAAAAAAACAGACGACTATGTAAAAGATAAAACAGATAATATAAGTTTGGCTAAAGAAATATTAAATGACTTAGGAGTTGATGCCACTTTTACTGGATTTTCAGACACTAATGGAGTATCAGTTTATTTCGAGGATGCAAACGGTCAAAAAATTAGAGTATCAGACCACGATATAACTAACAAGGATAGGGTAAAAGATGAAATTAGTTTAAGGTTCGATAACAAAAGGTACGGTGGTGGCGTATATTCAAAATTTGAACAAAATAAAAAAGCAGTAGAATCCCTACTATCTAATCAACAAGTAAATGAACCTACACCAACAGAAATTACTGCAAATAGCAAACATAGAGGTGTTATTAACGGGAAAGAAGCTACAATATCGGTTAGCAATATTATCACCGAAGGCAAATACAAGGGTAACGCAAATGTAAATGTAACGTACAATGACGGAAGTGGTGGGTTTGGAGGTAATATGACAGTTGCAGACATTCAAAGAGCAAAATCCCTACTATCTAAAGAACAATCACTTAAAACAGAAGTCAAGCCTATTGTACAAGAAAGTAAAGAAGTAGGTAAGAAAATAGTTCCTGCTTTAGAAAAAAAGCCTACAAGCACCAATGCCACAAATTCATCTATTGCGAAAGAGATATACAGAGAAGTAAACAAAATGGATGCAGGCACAAGTGCAGAGGAAATTGCTTTGCAGTATATTGCAGGAGGTGGAACTGTTGGAGGCAATGCCATAAACGAAGTAGTGGGTACGGTAAAAAGGGCTTCCTTAAATACAGGTAGAAAAGAAAAAAATACAAGGGAAGTAAGTGCAAGAGATTATTACAAACCTAATGATGAAACATTGGATGAAATTGCTCATAAGTTATGGGCAGACGGGGCTATTGAAGACGTAACCACGATGGATATCAAAAACGCATTAATGAATGTTATCCGTAGTTATAATACCAGATTAGATGCTGCAAAGGCTTATTTAGCAGAATATTCTCCAGAATACATAGAAAAACAAAGACAGGAAGAATTTTACCAACAGTATAAAGAAGAAGTTGAAGCAGAAGAAAGGGCTATACTTGAAATGCTTGAAAAAGAAAATACGGACATTGAAGAAGCAATGGCTGATGAAGATTACGTAACCAAATTAATCGAAAAATATGAAGCAGAAAACGAAGGACAGAATCAACAATCTGAATCCGAAACAGAAACAACAGTTAGTGAGGGAACTCGCAATAAAAAAAGTGCAAGCAAAAAAGAAGAATCAGAAAAAGGAAAAGTAGATACTAAAAAAGAAGGTAAGTACGAAGCAAAAGCAAAGGCTATTGCTGAAAAGATAATGGCTGCAAAAGTAGTTCCCGATTGGTTAAAAATAGATGATGAAAATGTTTCTACAAAGGGAAGTAGTGCCGAAGACTTAAAGAAGGTACTTGCTGATGCCGTTATTAATATGGGTAAGTTATTGGATAAGGGTGTAGAGTTTTCCCAAGCAGTAAGAGAATCAGTAAAGGGAATGATTGATATTCATGGTGAAGTGAAAAGAAAAGAAATAGAAGCAGGTTTTGAAAAATATTATCGGGAAAATGAGGCCGATGCTCCACCACCTAAAAAACCACCAGTAGAAACAGCCAATACAGAAGGAGAGGGAGAACTTTCTGAAAAGGGAATCATGAACAGGCTAAACAAAGCAAAAAATGTTTCTGATGAATCAAAAAAAGGCTATCAGGAAGCAGGGCTTAAATATGTAGTAGCAAGTAGGGAGGAAGCGCAATCTGTTGCCAAGTCCATTATAGATGAATTTGGGATAGACCAAGCCGTTTTATTTGCTGATGCCAATAAGTTTAAAGGAGGCGTTAGTTCTGCCATATATGCAGAATCTTTAAACAGGCTATATGAGCAAGAGCAAAACGCTAAAACCCCAAAAGAAAAAGCAGATATAGCCGCAAAGTTCGCAGAGATTTCTATTCAGTATGATGAAACATCAAGAGAAAAAGGTAGGGATATTAGTTACATAGATTTCTTTTATAAAAAATCACCTTTGGGAATTGAGATGGCTGAAAACGCTAGGAGGAAGAAAGATTTTGATAAATGGTCAAAAAATAAAGAGCAGTCATGGAAAGAGGTTTTGGAAGAAATGAGAAAAGACACTGAATTTGAAGAAGCCTTTAATGAGGAAGTTAGGGAACGGATGAAAAAAGAAAGGGCTGAATCAAGAAAAGCAAGGATAGAGAAAGTAGATAAGATTTTTGATGACGCTATTGATAAATTTAAAAGTAGTGGTGCTACATATTCTACTTTAATTCCACCGCCTGTAATAACTGCTGCTTTGAAAGGATTGAAGAAAGCCTATCATGCAGGCGAAAACATAGCAGAAGCAGTACAGCAAGCCATTGACTATATTTCAACAGAACTTAAAGGTGCTAATTGGGATAAGGAAAAGTTTAGGAAAGAGTGGGAGGAAAAACTTGCCGATGGCACTTCAAAGAAAAAATTAACTGATGAAGAATTAAAGGCAAAAGTACTTGATAGATTTAGGAAAAAATTAAAGGGATTGACTGAATCTCAAAAAGATGAAGTAATAAGACAATCTTATAAAACTATCATTGAAAACGGAGGTTTGGAATTTGATGAATTTAAGAAAATTATTGCAAGGGTTACAGGTAGAGATGAAATGACACCTGAACAATCAGCGAAATTAAAAGAGTTGGTAAAGGACTTGAATTCAGTTGATGAAGCCGGTAAAAAAGCGAGAGAAACAAGAACATCTCAATCACTAAAAGATTACAGAAATGCAGAAAAGAAAGCAGGTGCAGCACAAAGGGAACTTAGCATACTGTTAAATTCAAAGCCAGAGATATTAAAAAGGCTTACTTCAATAATGCAGTTAAATACTTTAGGCTTTGTTGCTTTGGTAAACAACCCTGCATATAACATAGTAAATCAGTTAGGCATACGACTTCCCGTTGGCGTTGTAAAATCAGGCATTGATTTAGGTATAAATAAAGCAGGAAAACTTTTTGGAAAGGACTACAAAAGAGAAACAGATGTTTTTTCAGTTGGAGTGCAAAGAGAGTTTTTTAAGAAATTAGGATTAGGTGGGAGGGAGGCTGTGGGGCAGTTTCTCACAGGGCTAAATAGAATGGATTACATTCAAAAAGAAGTCAATTCACAACAAATAAGACCAATAACGGCAATACTTGAACTTAAAGAAAAACTTCAAGGAAAACGAAATCTAACTAAAGCGCAAGTAGTTGATAAGTTATTAGAAGCAACGGCAGGTGTTCCCGCAGAAATTGTAGCAAGAACTTTAAACTTAGGCGATAAGCCTATGAGGTTTGCGGCAGATGCAGGACAATCGGCTGCTTTTGCAAAGGCATTAGGGTTAAAGGGAATTGATTACGATATGTTCATTCAGTTCCCAAGAGAAGAAGCATACAGAAGATACAAAGAACAGGGATTGTCTGATGCTGAAGCAGGAAAGAAAGCAGATTACATAAAAGACACGATTATTAAGGAAGGAGAAAGGTCAACATTCCAACAAGATAACATACTTAATGATGTATTAAGTAAGATATTTGGTGGCGATAAAAGCGGTTCAGGTGCGCTTGCAAAGTCAGTCGTGGTTTCTCCTTACATAAAAATACCATCAAATGCTTATTGGAGTTACTTTAATATTGTTAATCCAGAAGTAGCATTTTTACAAGGGTTATTGTATGCGGGAAAAGCAGCAGCAAAACAAAAAGGCATTTATAAAAGAGGGTTGTTTGACAAAGAAAACACATCAGCAGCAAAAGACTTGAATGAAGCAAAGTATTGGATTGCTCATGGTGTTGTTGGGATGGCTACCAAAGCTGTTATAGGCTCATTAGTTGCAGCAGGAATATTTAGATCATCGAATGATGAAGATGATACTAAGAAAGAAAGGGAAGGAGAGGCTTACTATGAACCACAAGGAACTATTAATATGGATAAACTGTGGACTTATATGAAAGGGGAAGACCCAAACAAAATAAAAGGAGGGTTCACCATTCAAAACAGATGGTTTGGGCATTGGGGTTCTGTGGGAAATAGTATTGCTAAAAGGGAAGAAGATATGACACCTGAACAAAGAGAAAAACAACAAGATTTATTAGCGGAAGTATTTGATAGGATGTCTGCATCATTCCTACCTGAACTTGAACAAGGTATATTTGGGAACAGTTCATCATTAGTTAAAGCAATGGCATCTAATGACTGGAAACAATGGGGCGTGAATACCATGAATATGTTTACCAACATAGTTCACCCTGCAACAGCAGCACAACTTTCTAAAGCGCAACTTCCATACTATTCAAAAGTTAAGTCTGATAGTTTTATGAAGGAGTTAAAAAACTCTATGCTTAACAGAAGTTCAACTTTGCGGAGATTAACAAACGAGTACCCTCCTTCAAAAATAGGAATATGGGGCGATGTTGTAGATAAGAAAGACAATGTGTTAATGCGAATGTTTGGCATAAGCAATACCAATGACGATAATTTTGCACAACCAATTTATGAAGATTATAAAAGGACAAACAATACAAAGTTTTTTCCAAGTGCAGTAAAGCCAGAAGTTTCATCAAATGGAGTAAGAGTAAAGTTGCCACCAGAAAAGGCTTTAGAACTTGAAAGATACATAGGTCAACAAAGAAAAAAATTGCTTGCTCCTTATGTAAACAACATGGCATTTTTTGAAGACAGCGAAGGTAATCAGGTTTATTATAAAGACTTAAAAAAGGACAAAGAAAAAATAAAAAAACTTGATATTATTTACGATATGGGATTTGAGAGAGGAAAAGAATTGTTCTTGCAAAAACCAGAAAATAAAATATACGAAATAAAGGAAAAGACTGATGATGAAAAAAAACAAGACGAGAAAACAGAAGAATCAAACCTTAAATTTAAAGAACAATTATCAGAAATAAAGTAGTTATGAGTGAAACAATAGAAACATTAAAAGAGAAATTGTTATTGTATGAGCAGAATGGTGCTGCTAAGTTGTTCTATTCTCTCAATCGAAAAATGAATGAGATGGCTGATATAATGAACAAAACAAACTTATCGGACTTGACATTAGACGACCCTAAAAACAAAACATTTGAAAGGCTAAAGGTTATTTGGAATGACGCATCAAGCATAGCGACAGCCGTTAAAGATTTGGGAATTGCCGCAGGGGTTACAAATAACGAAAAGGAAGATATTAACAGAAAGCCATTTGTTGACACAATAGCTGATAGTAGGAAATGAGTGAAACAATAGAAATATACGGCACTAAAATTAATATACCGAACTACAATGGCGTGGTAGAGGATTGGGGTACTGATATTCCAAGTGAACAATATTGGAGAAGGGAAGAACTGCCTTTATACTTTAAGGATGTTGAGTACGATGTAAACGGAAATGCAATACTTGATGCACAACAGAGGGCGTATGCTTTAGAAGAAGTTAAAAGATGCAAAGAAGGATTTGCATTTATGAACAACGGAAAGAAAACAGTAATAACTGGGAAGCATTATTTTTATTTAAAATTTTGGAAATTAGAAAATGATGTCTATCCTGATTATCGAGATACAGATAGAAGGTATTTTTTGTTTTTAAACCATTGGGAAAATACTTCGTGGTGTCTTGGTATTGTAAGGGGTAAAAAAAGAAGGGAGGGTGCAACATCACAAGCGACATCTAATTTGATTTACGAATGTATATTTTTCAAGAATAGCTTTTGCGGCTTAACATCAAAAACAGAGAAAGATGCTAAGACGGCTTTTACAAGTATGGTTGCTTTTGGGTACAGGCAATTACCTGTGTTTCTAAAGCCTAAACAGTTAAATAATAAAGATAGCGTAACCGAATTGGTATTTGCGCATAAGTCAGTTGAAGTGAAAGGAGGTAAAGGGGGCGTTATAGATTCCGATACAGGCCATAGGTCTAAAATTGATTATCGTGCGCCCGGTAAAAACGCATACGATTCAGGGAGGTTATCAAGGCTATTGGCTGATGAGATGGGAAAATGGGCAATAGAAAATCCTGCATCTGAATTTTTGGCTATTGTAAGTAAAACATTAGTGCAAGGAACAAGGCGTGTAGGTTTTTGCGAACTGCCATCTACTGTAAACGAACTTTCAAAAGGTGGTGGTGCTGAATTTAAAAAAATATGGGATTTGTCAGACCATTTTAAAAATGAAAGAACTACAAATAGAATAGTAAGATATTTTACTCCTTCATTTGATGGGTATGTTGGTTTTATAGACAAGCATGGGATGAGTGTAATTGAGCCACCTACGGAAGAACAATACAAGTACTTAGTAGAAAACTTTGTTGGTGCAGGTGATTTAACCGAAGAAGACGTAAAACTTGGAGCAAAGGGGTATCTTTTAAGCAAAAGAGTTGGGTTAGAGGGAACTGCCTTAGAAGAAGAAATAAGGATGAATCCATTTGACGAAAGAGAAATGTTTATGTCAGCATTGACAGGTAGCATCTTTAATTCGTTTAAAATAAATGAACAACTTGATTGGCTTTCATGGAATAAAATGACGGAAAGAGGAAATTTAGTTTGGGATGGCGGTCATAAATACTATAAAGAAACTCAATTAGAAAGCGGTGAAGTAAAAATTGAATTGAATAAACTGATATGGGTTCAAAATGATAACGGAAAATATGAAAAAGTCATTGGGTGGTTTCCAAAACAAGAGAACGATGTATTTGAACGTAACGGGTACTTTGTTCCTAATTCAAAATATTCAGTAAGGATTGGATGCGACCCATTCAAGTACGATAAAACAAAAGACAATAGAAAATCAAATTGCGCTGCTTACGCTTATCAAATGTCAGATAACATACATGAAGATTATCCGTTTAGCGACACATTTGTAATGAGATACGTAGATAGACCATCTACAACTGATTTGGCAAATGAGTATGTGTTAAGGATGGCTTGGTATTGTGGTTGTCAGGTTCTTTTTGAGAGAAACGTAAACCATTGGAAGTCTTATTTTGCGGCACAAAAATGCAGTTCTTTTCTAATGTGGATTTCAGGAGAAGTAGAACCCGGTATTTATACAGATGGGAAAGGCGGTGTAGTTCAAACAATTTGCGACTATACTGAATCATACATAGAGAAGGATATATCAAAGGTTTATTTCCCTGAACTTTTAAGTGAAAAAACAGGCTGGCTTGGTTTTGAAGTTGGCGATACGCAAAAATATGATGATGCAATGGGAGCAGGTTTTGCACTTATAGCAGCAAAAGAAAAAAGAGGTTTCGGGAATGTAAAGAAAAGTAGCATAGATTCAGTAATGCCATATAGAAAAGCAGTTTAAAAAAAAATAAAATAAGAAAAGATGCAATATCAACAAATGAGTTCTGCGGCACAACATCCTTATCCTAACCATGATATAGACCCTTCTAAGAAAGGCAAAGCTTGGTGTATGCAGTATGCGACAGCAGCCTATTATGATTGGCAGTTTGTCTATCCTAAAGGAATATTTAGCGGTAACGGTGGAGATTATGCTAAGTTTAGGCTATACGCTTTAGGCAAGCAGCCAATTTCACAATACAAAAAGCACATGGGAGTTGATGAAACAACAAACAACACTCACCTTATTGTAGATTGGACTGTACGTGCTATTATTTCAGGTTATAGGGATAAGGCTATTTCCAGACTGATGAAACAAGACTACTCAATAGTTGCTACGCCAGTTGATATACTTGCAAAATCAGAAAACGAAAATTACTACGCACAATTAAAGTCAAAACTTGCTGTAAGGGAATTGATGATGCAGCAAAATCCAGAGATGGCACAACATCCATTACTTGCTATGGGCAAGGGCGACCCAATGGATATTGAGGAATTGGAAATGAGAATGGAATTTGGCGAACAGTTTAACAGAAGCAAGGATGCGGAAATGGCTATATCACTTGCCTTTTATAACTGCGATTACAAAACAAAAAGAAGGCAGATATACGAAGACCTTTTTGACTTGGGTGTAAGTGGCGTTAAAGATTGGTTGAGTGATGATAACAAACCTATGTTTAGAGTAGTTGACCCTGAATGTGTAATAACTTCTTTTTCTAAAGACGGTGATTTTAATGACATTGTTCATGCAGGTGAAGTAATTGATGTTCCTCTTACAGAGTTGGCAACAGTAAAAGACGATGAAGGAAACTTAGTGTTTACCGAAAAGGAACTTACCGAATTTGCATCTACAATAGCAGGTCAATATGGTAATCCAAGATTATTAGGATTGGGTGCAGGGTTTATGAAGCCATACGATAAATTCAAAGCAAAGGTTCTTGATATTGAGTTTTATACTTACGATGAAATTTCTTACAGAAGTGCTACTGATGAAGTAGGCAATACCGATTTTAGAAAAATGGATTACGGTAGAGGTAAGACTTCACCAAAATACACAAGGAAAAAAATACAGTACGTTTATAAATGCAAGTGGATTATAGGTACTGAATATTGCTACGATTTTGGAAAATGCTACGACCAAAAAAGAGGAAACGATGCGAGCAAAAAAGCTAAAACAAAATTATCGTATTCGTTCTTTGCCTACAACTTCTATCAGATGAAGGCGCAAGGATTTATGGAAAGATTAGTGCCTTACATTGACGACTATCAACTAACAATGCTGAAAATACAGAACTTTAAAAACAGGGCTGTTCCTTCGGGTTGGTGGATAGACTTATCGGCATTGGAAAGAGTGGCAATGACTAAGGGCGGTGCAGACATGGAACCGAAAGAGTTGCTGCAAATGTTTATGGAAACAGGTGTACTTCTTGGAAGAAGCGATGAACTTGATGGAGGGCAACCACGTTCCCAAAATTGGAAACCTGTAATACCAATAGAAAACACAGCAGCAAGCGAACTGGCAATGTTCTATCAGGACTTAATTAACACCATAACGGCTATTGAAAAAATGACAGGGTATAATGATGCTACACTTGGGCAAGCATCTTCTAAAACCCTTGTTCCTGGATATGAAATGGCGCAACAAAGCACTAACGATGCGCTATACCCAATGGCTTTTGCAGAAGAAAATTTGACGCTAAGACTTGCAGAGGCTATGCTATGCAGAACGCAACAGGCACTAAGAAAAGGAGGCGTTTCAGGGCTTGCACCGGCAATTAATACTAATTCACTAACCTTTATAGAAATTGATTCATCTATTGCATGGAGGGATTACGGTATTGAACTTGAAAAAAGAACAACAGACGACCAAAAAGCATGGTTGCTTAGTATGATGCAGATAGATATTCAAAACGGATACTTAAATTCATCAGATGCCGTAACGCTTGTAAATACCCGAAATGCAAAACAAGCACAAATGATATGGGCGTACAAGGTAAAGAAAGAGAAAGAACGTATATCCCAACAGAAAATGGCAGAAATTCAAGCCAACAATGAAGGGAATATGCAAGCTGCACAAGTCGCCCAACAAACAACTATGGGTATTAAGCAAATGGAGATACAGGCTGAATTGCAAAAAGAACAAATGCGAATTAACGGTGAATTAGAGAAAGAAAGGATGAGGGTTGAATCAGCAGAAAGAATAGCAATGGCATCCAATATGACTAAAATTCAAGTGGCAACAGATACAGGGGATGCTAAAGAAAGGTCAACTGATATTGCAGGAATACATAGTCAATTAAAGCAAGAAATAGCCAATCAGAAACCAACATCAAGTTCGCAAAATAAACAGTAGGTTACTATTTAAGTTAAATATTTTTTTTTAAGATAATGATATTGATATTTACATCACCAATTTAAAAATCAGTTTATGACAGTAAGGAAATTTTATGATGCAGCAGTAGTAGATGAAGGAGCAGGAGGCACGGAAACGGCTGCGGTAGAACAACAACAAGCACCAAGCATAGCCGCTTTAATGGCTAAACACGGTGAGAATAACAACGGAAGCGAAATGGTTGCAAAACCAATTCAAATTGATAAAACAGGGGCAAAAATAGAAACGGACAACAAAGTTGAAACTCCCGCTGCGACAGCGAAAGAAGAAACTAAAGGCGAGGAAACAAAAGTTACAACCCCTGTTGCTGATGAAGGAAATGGCGAAGTTATTAAAACTCAAAAAGAGAATCAACAGAAGCCTGTACAGAATTGGCAAGCCGCTTTAAAAGAGCAAAAACCCGATGCAGTTTTGAGAGCGTTAGGGTTCGATGATGAAAAGGTGTCTTTTGTAAATGAATTGAAAAGTCTTGACCCTAAAATGTTTGGACTTCTTAAAACATGGCAAGAGAAAGGAGATGTAAAGGAGTATTTAAAGGAACTATCAACTGATTACTCTAAAATGCCATCCGAAGAAGTGATGCGACATCAGCTTCGAAAAGAGTATCCAAAGGCAAGTGATAGCCAATTAGAAGTTCTTTACAGAAAGGAAATTGCAGAAAAGTACAATCTGGATTCTATTGACGATGATGAAAAAGAAGAAGGTATGATTCTTCTTGACGCAAAGGCAGAGAAATACAGAGATGAACTAATCGCAAATCAAGAAAAATTCCTTATTCCTTCACCACCTGAAAAGACCGCAGAATCAACGGTTGACCCCGACTTGGAAGCAAGACGGGTAGCAGTAGAAAGAGTAACAGAGCAGTTCCATAACGACCCATACACTAAAGAAGTACTTTCAAAGAATGTTATTTCGATAGGGGAAGGGGAAGATAAGTTTAGTTTCCCTGTTAATGGGGAAGAATTGGCAAGCCTTGTAATGAATGGCGATGAAACAGGGGAGTTGATGTTTGATAAACAAGTTAATTCGGAAGGAAACGAAGTATTAATTCCTAAATCAAAACATCAAATTCTTGTAGCAGCAGTCAATAAGTATGGGGAAAAGCTAATAACGGAACTTGCAAAACACTACAAGTCAATAGGCGGTAAATCAGCAATCGAACCAATAGATAACGCAAAGCCTACAAATACCAATAATACATCTACTGCCGAACAAGAGCCAAAAACTCCCGCAGAATGGATGGCAAAAAAAGGGTACTTAAATTCAGGCGGTCAATAAACTGTAAAGGGTTGTAACGATAAACAATATTTTTAAAATCTTACAATCTTATAACAATGCCAGTAACACAAAACACAGTAATCAAATCATTCGTATCTGCGATTGATTTCTTAGACCAAAGGGATATAGACCCTAATATCTATGACCAATCAAGGGACAGGGCGTTTACCGATATTATGAAAATCGTAAACCGTACCAAGCCCGCCACAATGTTCAGCTACCATAACTTCGTTAATGCGGATGTTTATGAAGTAGGAACAATTAGTGCAGTATCTACTACTGGATTAGCACAAATCCAATTCACAATCAACACGGCTAACACATTTCCAAGAGTTGGTGATTTGATTAAAACAAACAACGTAAACAACGTAGGAAAGCAAGCACGTATCCAAGCCGTAACATTCGGTTCAGGAACAGCAGTAATTACTGCACGCAGCGTAGGTGGTAACGCATCTGCTTTCTTTGCAACCGTAGGCGATAAAGTACAGTTTGGTTCAAACGCGTATGCTGAAAAATCAACTGCTCCAATTAACCGTAGGTATGACCTTGTTAAATACTACAACTTAATTCAAACATTCCGTGAAGTAGATGAAATTTCCGACATTCAAAAAGTAGCTAAAATTGAAGTGAATGTAGGTGGCGATTATCATATCCTGCCTTACCAAACAGTTCAAAAAGTTATTAAATTGAATGGTGATATTTCAGTACAAATGCTTTGTGGTACGCAATCAAGTACATTGTACAATGATGCTGCTCCATTTTTAGCAGATGCTACAAGCGGATTACCAATTCAAACATCAGGTGGACTTGATTGGTATTGCACTACCTATGGTATTTCTGATAGCGTAGCAAGTCTTGGCACATTTGGATTTACAGACCTTGACGAAATCATTGACAATTTCATTGCAAACAAAGCTCCAACTGATATGATGGTATTCATGGGTAGCCGTGCATATCGTATTATCAGCAAGTTCTTGAAGCAACTTGGTTCTGCAAGTGTGGATTCACGTAGGTTAAGTGTTGACGGAAAATCATTTGATTTTAATGTTGAACATTTAAGTTATGGTGGATACGAATTTGACTTTGTTCACGTTCCTATCTTTGACCATCCGCAGTTGTTTAGCGCAACACTTGTTGCTGATGTAAACGGTTCTGCATACTTTGTTCCAAAAGACCAAGTTGATACCGTTGATAATGGTCGCCAACCACGTATCCAAATCCGTTACACAGCAACTCCCTTCACAGGAAGTTCTGCAAACAAATCTTCTAACGGAATGGTTACAGAGTGGAGGACAGGTGCGCTTGCAGAAATCCCAACCGATAGCACAATGCAGTTGCATACTGACTGGCAGACTGCACAAGGTTTGGAGTGTCTTGCAGTTAAGCACTTCCAAAAGTATCGTATAGCATAGTTTTTAAAAGGTAGGGAGGCTGGACTTCCCTACCTTCTTTTATAACCAATTTAAAATTAAATAAAATGTCGTTAGAAAATTTTGCACAATTCAATGACTTGTCGCCTAAATTAAGACAAGAATTAGAAGACAAAGTAGCAGGTTTTGGAAAGACGGTTCGCTATAAATTTGATATAGTAAAGCCAAACCCAGACCCAACAAAGTACAATGGAGAATTTGTTTATCCTAATATGTACACGCTTGACCCTACAAAATTTACCATACAAGACCCGTATGAAGATAGAGCAGGAAAAAGCAAATCAAAGAATATTGCTCTTGTAAACGATGCTTTTTTGAATGACAGAGGAATACCTGAAAGATTCATAAAAGTAAAAGTTTTATCAGTAGATAAAGGTATTTTGAAACTAAATGTTTCAGAAAAAACGGAAGATAAATATGTAGCAATGTTTCTTGAATTACATCCTAAATTAACCAACGGTAAGTTTGCAGACAAAAACGCCTACCAAGTAATAAAAAGGATTGATGAAAAGGTGGCTGCAAATACAGAAAGAACAGAGAGAACTGCAAAAGTGAAAGCGTTAAATATAGCACTTGGCATGAGTGATGAAGAACTTGTAAATTTTGCTGATGCTATGGGATGGGATAGTACAGAGGATGCAGAAATCATAAGAAACCAAGCAGAGAATTTAGCAGAAAACGAACCTGTTTATTTCAATGATATGGTTGGTGGTAAGACAATGGAGTATTTATCAGTAATTAAACAAGCGACAGATAGAGGTTTAATATCTTTCAACCCAGCAGAATACAAATACATTTGGGAAGGTAATAAGCAAGCAATAGCCGTTCTTTCTCCTACTGGCGAAAAAGCAGAAAATGAGAAACTTGCAGAGTGGTTTCAGGTAGGAGGGGATAAGGCAGATAAAGTATTTAAGAAATTAAAGTCATTATTGAAAGGGGAAAAAGAACCCGCTTAACTTTTGATTTTAAATTGGTGATTAGCCGAAAGGCTATGACGGCAAGTTGGATACATTCGTATTACTGCCCTTTATTTTTAAAACAAATAAAATGCCATTAGTTCCAAATTTCACAGCATCGCAAGTTCCAGGGAATCCGTCAAATGTAACTTTTACAGACGTAAGTACTGGCTCTGATGTTGCTATTACACAAAGACGAGTTTATATACAAGACGCTTTTGGTGTTTTTTTAGTGGAAGAAGGAACTACTACCGAATATGAACAATGGGCTATTGGTGATACGTCAATAGCCCTTGATTTGTTTAGTAAAGATTATGCCGTTCAAGTTGTAGTGCAATGGCTTAATGTTTCCAATGTTGTACTTTATTCAAAGACGCTTGTATTTTCATTCACGCAATACAATGAAAACTTTGACTATCAACTTACAACATTGATGGCATCTAACCCGAAACTGATTGAGGACAATTCATTTTATTCCAATAAGTCAAAATTGAGGGTGTTTCTTGATGGGGGCGACTTAGCAGTATCAAATGTAGGAGATATTTACGCAGCACAACTTTGTTACGACCAAGCAACATTATTAAGGTTAAGTTCCCAATACTATTTTAATGCCAACAGTTAATGAAATCATAGGGTACGCAAAGATAGCCGAATACTTATCACTAAACGATAAGAGTAGAGCAGGACTATACTTTGATGGAAATCCTGATAGGCTTCCTGAATTAATATACTTGGTAAGAAAAGGTGTTGAGTTAAGAAATCAGCAAGACCCAGCAGATGATACACTAACAAATACGGCTAATTACTTACTTACTTTATGTGGTAAATATTGGTTGCAATCAAGGTTTGTTTCAGGAACAGCAGGGTTAGTTGTAGTTCCTTCTTTAACTCCAACCGTACAATCACCAATAAGAATAACAAGTACAAACTTTGCGGATGCTACTAATTGGCAAGGAAATAATAGTGATAACATTGCAATACTTTCATCTTATACATTACAAGTGTTTGCAAACTTTGTAGCAAGGTATCTTGAAGAAGGCGTTGAATGGCAAAGAACATCAAGCGGAGTGGAGATACTAATTCCGGGCTTTGATGCAATAACAAATGATTACGAATTTTATATTTTTATAAGCGTTTAATAATATGAAAATAATATTAATATTTATTCTTTCTTGTTTTTCCTATTTTATTGGGAGTTCGCAGCCTGTTATTCAAAGGTCAACAGCGACAAATACCGTTCGGGATGCAAGGTGGATGGGGCAATTTAATATGTTTGTTCCAAGATACAATGATACTACGGCTGCAAATCTTCAAAAAGGTATTGATAGTTGTGGTGCAATGATTTTTACTTATGATTATAATGGATATTGGTTTAGGGCTTGCAATCCTAAGCGTTGGCTTCAAATTATACCAAGTGGAAACCCAACAAAAGATACCCTTTATTGGAAAATAGGCGGTAATAATCTTAGTACACTTGCATCAGATAGACCACACTTGGGAAGTACCGATTCATCAGAGGTGAATTTTATAACAAACAATCAAATAAGAATTGTAATTCCACCAAACGGGATTATAAGAAACAGCAACGCAAACCTTAAAAACATTAAATACGATACCACAACTAAATTGCTTTACTATTATGATGATGGTGGTTCTGGCGGTGGCGGTGGGATTGATTCGCTTAGAAGGATTGGTGTAAATGTTAGTGCATTAAAAAACGGAGTTTGGACTAACCAATTTACCGATAGTGTTGGTTCGGGTGGTGGTTCGCAAAACCTTGACCAGACTTTAGCAATAGGGAATAATACCGACACAACCATAAATTTTGTTGATACACTTTCAGCAAATGAAGGGAAGCAATTTGTTACTATCTATCCGAAAGGGTATGGGCAAACAGGTTATCCGAATGGCAGACCTGCAATGTTTAGCGGATTAGGTTATCAGCGTTATCCGGGCGTAAATGCAGACGGAAGACCTAACGTAGTTGGTTTACTATGGGGGTATAATGGTGGCTTCAATACGCCTACAATAGCCAATGAAGCTACATGGGGAGTAAGAACGGAAACGTGGTATCAGATAGGCGGCTCTGGACACAGCGAGTTTCACGGTGTCATGCCAGAATTTAAAGCAATAAATGGTTCTGCACGAAGGCTTGCAACTGCTTATGTGAATAATTTAACAGGTTATACCAACTATAATTTAGGTATCGACAACATGAATGTAATGAGAGGAGCAAGTGATACACCGCAGCTTGCTTCATCATTGAATAGGTTATTAGCAGGCTTCAAGGGCGTAGGTGATATTACTTTGAAAAATCAAGATAGTGCAACAAACACAGCGCAAATAGTACTTGCGTTAAACGGAACATTGTTTAATAACAGCGTATCAGCAGGAGCGCAGCCTTTAAATTCCTTTGGCTTTAATTCAGTTGTAAACGTACAGCCCGGCACTTCTTACGGCAGCAGCTCTACCTACACAGGGCTTGTAAATACTACCGTTGCCGTTGCTAATAAGTATGGATTTTCCACAGTATCATCAGGGCTAACAACACAGAACTGGGGAGGGATAAGCCTTGATGGAAACACGACAGGAACTATCACAAGTCTATATACAAGGCAGTTAGGTTCTAACGGAACGGTTGAAACGTGGCTTGCAGCAGCAAACGGATCAACGGCACAATATGCAATGACTGATGTAGGCAACGGAATTAAATGGAGATGGTATTTAAAGTCAGGTGATACAGATAGGGAAATGGCTATTGGGTTTGGAACAAGCAGTTTTGATTCATTGATGAAGTTCAGAGGTACAGATGGCAAGGTTCAGATTAGAACAAACCTAAATGTAGGTTCTACCGCTTA